CAGGGATCCTGCCATATGGATGTTTGGGGTGGGCAGGAAGCCGACCTTGACACTTCTCGGCGGCTTCCAGCACAGTCTTGTGTAGCCTATCTCTAAGCTCTTGTCTCATGTTCCAATTGCGTTACCAAACAGGTAGACGTGCATGCGGCCAGATACATTGTATCCACGCTCGAAAGCCATCCGAGCAACATCGCCAGCAGTTGCGCGCTGCTCTTCTTCCCTCGCTCCCGTTGGCATGATCCAAACAGGATACTTAACGCCAGCAGCACGGAACATCTTAACCACTTCATCAAGCTCGTCCCACTGTTCCTGGTCAGGCCCGACAACGAACTTAAGTTGACCGGCCTTCGACACATCGTAGTATGATTTGACGATCTCGGGTTTAATTGCCTTCTCACGCTTCTCGCCCGCCACAGTCCACAGCTTGGGAGATACGGAGAAGAATGCCTCTGGTGCAAACAGATCAGAATTCAGATACTCAACAAAGTCAGGTCGAAGCTTCTGAGTACCATTTGTTTCCCAAGTGACAGACGAAGGAACATTGCTAGCAGCTTTGTATCCAGTCTCAGGAATCGGTCCACCTTCCATCAGCTTAAGCTCATCAAAGATCTCAATGAACGCCATCTGCGCATGGGGCATCAGAGGCTCGCCACCAGTAATACACAGATGGTTGTGATGAAGAGAGTTAGGATGACGGAACCAGCCATTAGGATTGTGCTCGTTCTTCATAATATCAACAATCTTGTGAGCAAGCTCTTTGCCAGTAGCCTGACCCATCAGATGGCGATACTTCTTACTCCAAGTATAGCTGGAGTCGCATCCTTTGTCCCAGACTGGAAGATCTTCGACACGCTCAACTGAGCTAACATCAAAGTCCTGGTAGGGAAGTTCCCACGTATCAGGCTTGGTAGGAAACTTCTGACCGAACCCATCACATGTTAAATTGCATAGAAAGAATCGCAGCCAAGCGCACGGCACGCCAGTATAAAAACCTTCACCTTGAATCGAATTAAAAATTTCACTATAATAATACTTACGCTCTTGGCCTTCAACCATCTTATACATTGACATCTTTCTTTTCCTCTATATAAAATCCCAACTCTCTCGTCGATCGACCTCGCCAAGCAGGGTGGGTTCGTCGACCTTCACGTGAAAGAACTATATCACTCTCACAATATTTTTTCAACGTGTTTCTATCAGTAATAACAGCAACCTCACCTAAACTTTTCATTTTTTTTGCTGTTAATATTGCCGATTTATAGTTATCAAACCTTCCCCAAGGAGTGCAAATCCAATGCAAACACTGATAGTTGTTTCCTCCTTCAACAGCTAAACGCCAAGCCTCTGAATGGTTGTTGCCTTCTTTAAAGGTTTTTCCCATTTTAGAAGAATCCTTCACTTTCCATCTATTGCCAGTTTGATCGTTGATCCATCCCCCATCGCCCCCCGCAGTCATGTTGTATTCAGGATTTATTTGATTAATCCAATACATTTCGCGAAGATTAATATCTGTATTAAAAAATTCAACAACTCCAATTTTAAAATTATTAATACCGTACTTTCTCATTGAACGATAAAGATAGGTATCAACACCATATTCTGCCTTCTTACAGTGTTGATACCATCGCTTTTGAATAGTATTTGTTGTTTTACCTACATAACACTTATTTGTTTTTAAATTGGTAATCTTATATATGTACACTGCAGTGCTCTCTATTTAAACCCTTCACACTATTATATATAAGATCACTCCCTGGATTTAAGCTTATTTTTCTTCTCTCTTTTTCAAGACCCAGCTGTCTTTATTATACTGCTCCCATATAATAATGTCACCGGGAGAAAGACCTAGCTGATCTATAACTTCGTCGGGGAGCTCAAATCCAAGCTCCCCATCAACATCAATCACTGGGACTGTCCATGCTTTTTTAATCTGCAAAAAGATCCTCATTCCACTCGCGATGACCTTCACGGAACGCCATGTTGCTCTGAGTCTCACGTACTTCTACACGATAGCACCACAGACGCTTGGATTCTGCTTCTCCCCACATGTCTGGAATGTAAACGCCATTAACAAACTTATACAGCTGATCAGCAAGTCCCTCACAACCGAGCTTAGGAAGAATAGTCAGCTTGGCCAGCTTCTTAGACTCAAGCAGCTTATACGTTTCAAGCTCAGGATCATCCTCAGCTACAAGCAGCGTATGATCAAACTGATCCTCCAGGATTCCTTTCAACTCTTTCAGACCACCATAATCGGCGGCCCAGTTACGAACATCAAGATCATCTGTACCAAAGTAAAACTTCATAGAGAATGAATACCCATGAATCAGATTGCAGTGGGAGTCGGCCCTCCACTGGCGGTATGCACAAGGGAATGCATCATGATATTCTTTAGTCGATACGTACTTGTAGGTACGTGGTTCGTTAGCCATACTGTGCCTCCAATTTCTTAATTCCTAACGCCCAATTCTCTGCAGCGTCTTCCACGTACCGCATAGACTTATTTGGGAACTCCTCAGTAAAAAACATTTTTCTATTATCATCGAAGTACTTAATATAAAACATTTCTTCTTTGTAGTCAACGTGAATTTCACAGTGCCCTCGGCCATCATCTGCGTAGTATGTGGAAATCTTCTTACCCATCTTGGATGAACTCCTCTGCCATTGGAAAAATCTTTGAGATAGCTTCGCCAACAGCTCTTGCAAGTTCGATGTGCTCACGCTGCGTGCCATTTGCGGTTCGTAGCTCAAGATAATGAACATACGACCTTAGAGTGCCATTCATGTATAGTTTGGACTTTGTGTTACCTTCCGGAAGCACAGCGCGAGCTTGCTCCTTTGCAATGCCATTCTCAATAGCCCAATTATAAACTTCTTTGGCTTTATCGATTACTTCTTGCTGCTTCTTTATCCATGACCCAATAATCGCAAGATCGAAGCACTCAATAGAGTTCTGACGATTA